CCTTGGAGTATTCGTATCAATAGCGAATCGCTTGAGTACATTGTTAGGAGTTGGGAAAACAGAAGCGTTTCTTTCTACAGTGATGTCAATAGTTTGGGCGAGTAAATCCATTTGCAGTTCATTGTTCAAACCGCCCAAGAGTCGTATCGGAGTCGCCATATCTTCACCTCATAGAATAATGTCAGCGGCCATGAAGGTCAGACTGAATTCGTAAGCCTTCATTTCCGCTTCTCGGTGTACGCCGAAGTTGGTTACTAAACCACTGATACCGTTCTTACGATGACCTTCCGCACTGTGAGAAAATAACCGTGATGCGTGAATATCATTGATTGTAGACACCTTTTGACCTGTTGAGCCTTCGGTTGTCAAGAAAAAGTTACGCTGGGCTACATGAGAATCAAGAGCGTTTTTACCCTTGGTCGCTTTACTAAGGTAAGGTATCTGTATACCTCTGATGTAATCGCCGCTGTAATCGGGTGCATTGACCTGATTGTTCAAGAAGTCAATTCCTGCGCTGAGTATATCAGTAGCGAAGTTCAGGTCAGGGTTGTCTGCATAGTTGTTACTGTTAGCGAGAATGCCGAGCAAGTCCTGAACTTTATCACCGCCACTCTTGACACGCTTACCACTCCTTCCTCCTGAAAAGCCCTGCGTGACAGGCATCTGCCCTACGCCGAGAGTTGTGTTAATGGTGTCAGAAAGAGCCCCCAGTGAAGATGCATATTGCTGGGTGATGGTCAACCTACAGTTATGTGCATGAGCAGACTCTGCAATAGCGACTGAAAATACCTTATCCATGGTCGTTTCGTTAAGTATATTCACTGCCTTACCTGTATCAATATAAGACGAGGTTAGTGCTTTAGAAATGAGATAGGTAATGTACTCATCCGTCCTTGTCAAACTGTTACTGTCTCTTGCAGAACCATCTTCGTGTGTTGGGAACTCCGGCCCTACTGCCTTTTCGGGAGCGGCATTCTCGTCAAATGTGTCAGCATTTTGGATGGGAATAACAATGACAGGCCCTGCACCACTGCCTACCAAACTGCTATCTTCGTAGAAAATTGGAGAAATGTAGATTTTATCATGCTGGTTCAATGTCGTACCGGGAGTATCAGGGTTGATGGTAAGGGTAGTGGCGTTGACCGCTGTAACCGTGGCGAATAAAATATCATCATTGGTATCTTTGACGAACTGAGCCCCTCTGAAAAACAAAACACGACTCATTCTTTCACTCTCAGTAGGCTCAAACCATTCATTGGGCTTACCTGTACCACCAGTAACGGTAATGACATTACCACTCACGCTACCTATCGTCATACCGGTATCTCTCTGTTGATTAAGAAACCCATAAGGTTCCTTTACACTGGCGACCATATGTTTGTCAAAGGCGACTCTTATGTGCCTTGTACTGTGGTAAAAGTTACCTGTACCTGCATATTCATGGCCACGGGGTAAATTCATACCGTACTTGAACGCAAGGTAACCTTCAACTTCTTCTCTTTCTGCAACTGTCAATACCCTGTTGTAAATGATAATTTCGTAAATTCCACCGTTGAAGTAGTTAGTACCTTGCCTACCAATGAAAAGGTTGGCCGCAGTGTTGGGTATGTACCCAACACTACTTGCTTGACTGGCTTTGAGACTGCCGTTAATGAAGAGATTAACTGTGTCAGACTCTGAATCTGCATCGGTGTCATCCATCGTGTAAGTAAGAATATACCCATCTGTGTTCTTGATGGTGTTAGCCGCAGTTGTTACATTGTCATCCGTACCGCCCTCTCTCCACTGGGCGAGAGAATCCTTGTTACTTGCATCGTAAAAAAGAGCGTAGCCTTTTGCGTCACTGTCTCCCGTACTTCCTTCTATAGAACTTATGATAGGATGGTCGCCACTGGAAGCGTTGGTCTTCGCTACTGTAAATATGGTAAATTCTTCTGAGTTGAAAAATGGCGAAAAGGGCACTTCCAAGTATTGGTCGTCACCGTTAAGTCCTATGTAGGGCTTCCCGTTGATACCGTCAGTTCGGTAAGTTGGTTGTAGGCTTGGGTTTGTTTGGGCGGCATTTCTACCGTTACCACTTGAGTCACTCCAAGACTCAACTGGAGACCCATCTGATTCAGGAAGGCTATCAGCCTTGAGCCACAACTGCAAGCCACTGGTCACAGGATTGAGCAAGGCTCCACTGGCCTCTACCCAGTAGGCTACTGGAAAATCAATGTACTTCTTGTTCCAATGCTGTAGAATACGGTTACCCATATCACTAAAGTCAGTAACTCCCCCTCCAAGCGAGCCTCCGATACCGCCGGAAAATGAGCCGCCGCCTGCTAAGAAACCACCCAGTCCGGTAGTAGCACCGCCAAATCCTGACGAACCACCCGTGTTGAAACCCGACGACACAGGACTACCTGTATTACCACCGCCACCACCAACTGGCTGTCCCCATGTAACAATCTGCTGTGGTTGATAAAAGTCAAGAATAGCAGTAGCCTGAGCAGTAGTTTCCTGCCCGGTATCGTCAGCGAATACACCCTGTACTTCTATCTGCACTTGGCTTTGGTTAAGGTCAATACCCATACGCTTGGCGTCCATAAGGGGTATAGCAAAGTTTGACTGTTGTCGTTCTACTGTGATGTCTATAGCGGTAGCATCAAGGGAAATAGTGTCGCCGTTCTCTTGAACGAGTCGGACAGGCATTCTTTCCCCTGCGTCCATGTTCAGCCACTCCTGTTGAATCCACTCTGTGTAAGGGAGCCGCCCATTTTACTTCGCAACTCCTTGGTTACCATGGTACTGATTTCCTTAGCAAGTTTCTGCTTGTCTGTTTTGTCAGTGATACCGCTGACATCTATTCTGAGATTGACAGTGATGTTACTTGATTGACCTCCACCTGCTCCACCTGTCATTTGGTTTTGCTGGGCTGGACCTTCCATCATTTGCTGAAACGGCTGAGACCTTTCCATACCCTTGAGTGAGGCAGTGAGGTCAGTGCTGTTGACCTTTGTCATTTCCATGGACTTGCTGAACTTGTCCATTTGCCCCTGTAAGGCTTTCATATTATCACCTGCCTCCTTGGTATATTTTTTGAATTTCTCCATTGCTTCAACCGAGCGAGGGTCAATGTCGCCGTCAATCATAGTGAGTCCTCCATTGGGGGCACTCGGTCGTAGCCCAAATACACTGCGTCTCTTGGTACCTCTTCTTCCCCTTGCATAGCCTGAGCCCAGTAGAGTAGTTGTTTAGCGTCGTCAATTGTCAAGTCTCTAACCTCCTTTATGTTCATATTGTAGTGAGTCATCAGAAGGTACTCCATCCCTTCTCGTTGGTAGCGAAGTCGCTGAGAGACATACCTGTTGTTGAGGTACTGTCTGATATTGCCGACTTCGCCTCCCGAAAAACCAACCATTCAATGACTTGGGATGGTTCGGGTAAAAGACCAGCAAGTGCTTGGCCTTCTTCGGGAGAAATCTGCTCAATCTCTATAGAAGGCTTACAGTCAAGCCAATTGTGAAAGGCGTAAAGCCAGTAGTTAGAGAAATTTAAATCGCTATTTGCAAACAACGGACCTACTGCTTGTACATCAAAGAATGTCAACCGTTTTGGTGTGACTTGCACAGGCTTGCCGTTGATTGTAATCTTACTTGTCTTCTTTTCCTCCAACATACTTACTCACTCTCGTTTTTGAGTCTGCCGAATCTTCGGGAGACTCATCCGTTTGCAGGTGAGCGAATGGGTCATCACTGGCTCTTCCTACTTCGGGGTTGAAGAGGTACTCTCCGCCCTCTTCTTCTTCTTCATTGACTATGATTTCAGGACCGTCGTACTCCTGAAAAGGGTTCAGAGATTTTAAAATCCGCATCGGCATGTCGTCCCCTCTAACAGTGGTAATCGGTGTCCACACTTATTACTTTCACATTCTGTGGTTTAATTTTCATGGTTGTGAACAAAAGCCCTTTGTCGTCAGGCATAGGAATAGGGAGTTCGGTGATGAAGTAATCGTCTATGATGATGCGTAGGCTCGGCGTAGAGTCACTGTCGCCGCTGACAACTGGCTTTGTGAAGTGAAGCATGATAGTTCCTCCTGTAGCACCTACGGTACCTCCTCGCTCAACATGACTCCTGAGTTCGTGGAAAAGGTTGGCGTCTTCAAGAGCAAGTACAATCTCCATCTCAAATTCTTCTCTACCTTCCCGAATGATACTGGCGTTCCTTGTACCACCGTATGGTACTTGCTTAAGGCTAAGGTTGGTTGCGTTGACTGATTCGGGTACAGGGTTACTTTGTATTGTATGGAACAGTTCAACACCTGTCTTTCCTCTAAGTTCAAATCCACTTATGAACCCTAAGTTTTGGTCAAAAGATGAAATGGTACCGTTGTAAAACATGAAGGGTTTCTCTGAGCCCTCAGCAATACCACTGGCCTTCCTTCCTTTCTTAGTAATGGCTGTGTTTTGGAACATACGGTGAGCCGTATACCTGTCACCAGCATTACTTGATTCAAGCCTCCCAGTATCAGTGTAACAAGCAAGTGCGTTGAAAACACATCTGTACTTCAATTCAGCATCCACCGTAGAGGATATTTCCCACTCAACAACCTTGCATCCTTTGAACACTCTCGTCAACTGTTTGCTATCGTTAGCAGAACCCGGCGAAACAGTAGACTCGCCTGTGGCGTTAAATGAGCCAATGTCTCTTGTTCTGACACTGTGCTCCATGCTGAAACTCGGTATGGTCTCGGCAGAAAAGAGCAATCGCTTAACAGGGTTCTTGATGGTCCTTGAGGCATTGACATGCGGGTTGTTGCTGGCACCGTCATCATAGGTACGAAATAGAATTGTGTCAGCGGTGGTATGAGGGAACTGCCAGCCGTCGTCCACATAAACTCTGTACACATACCGCATTGTACCGGAGCCCAAGTCAGTGAGAAATTCAATTGCAGATATGCGTCTGCATTCGCTTGATTCGGCCCACTCAAAGTGAACAGCATCACTGGCGAGACCTGACGCCTCCGAAGGGAAATACTTGTCCGAGTCCAGTTCAGGAGTCTTGTAAGTTGTTGTAGGAATACGGGTGGTATCTTGGAGAAGTAGGTAATCACCTACAGCCGCATTTTTACTTGAGCCGAAGCGTATGTTAGCACTCTCGGTGCTGGTGACATCAATGTAACCTTGCCCCGGTTCTATATTTGAATAGATTTTAGCGTCATTGGTTGCAGGTGTATACGACGAAGAACCGCAAGTATTCTTACTGACGACTTCTCTGCCGAGACTGTAATAGAGCCACTTTGCACTGTGCATGGGCATCTCAAGGGAGCCTCCCATGTGATGCACTTTACCGGTCTGCTGAACAGCGACTTGGCGACCAAGGCCAACTACATGGTAACTGTGCAAATCTACAGTAGTATCAGGAAGAGTCATGAAACTGGCGAGTCCAACAAACTGGTCAGTCAGGCTGACTTCCTTTGATGATGCGGCGGCAGTGTTCATAGCGGAGTTGGTATCACCTTGTACGGTAGGTAAACCAGTCGCATGTAAAAGAATGGAGTCACCGGTACCACTGGACAGTACCGTGGTGGTAGGGAATGCAGGTACAATTTTGAGTTGAGTAGAAGAAACACCATCAGTATTATTCTCAAGTGTATGGTCTACGATAGTATACATTCTACTCTTGAGCGTTGTGTTGTAGAAGTTGGAGAAGTTATTGTCGCCGTTGGCGATAGAGTGGAAAGTCAGTTTTTGACCAATCAGCATACCGAGAGGTATCTTAAGAATGGGCTTGGTTTGCTCAAAGATACTGGAGTTGGTTATGGTAGTAGTTCCTCTGAACTCAATTGTCGTGTGGTCACGAGTTGAATCGGTTGTCTTTGCTGTCCATGTTCTCGGTTGATTGTGCTCAATGATAACACTGGTCTCGTGCCCCATGGTGACCTCAGAGACATCACCTTTGAAATGCGCTCCAAATCCACTCACGGTATCAACTCCGCAAGTATAACGACCTCAACTTGGAAAGTGTGTCTGAACAGTTTCTTTGTACGGTCACTGAGGTCTGTTCTGACCTTGAGAATCATGCGGTCAAAGTTCGCTCCATCTCCTTTGCGGTTGACATGTATGATTCTACGCATCTCATTTTCCATCTTTCGCAGTCTGCTCCTACCTCTTGAGGTACGCATATCAACGGTGATATTGACTCGTGTTGTGACAAAGTTGTAAAGAAGGTCGGGGACTTCTTCATTCAGTGCTGTTTCGTAGCATAAGATGTAGTCATGACGCTGTAGGTCAAGCCTCTTCCCTCTCTCCGGGCCTTCGGACGCAATGTCAAGAATTACAGGTTTGATGTTATCCGAATTGGCTCTGTTCCAACCTACTCCTGTACCTGAGTTGTGGTCAGCCTTGAGAATATCAATGACTGTATCAAGTGGCTCTTTCCAATCAGCCGTCATGAGAACACCACTATTTCCTTGTAACGAGCGAGAATCTCCATAGCCTCTCTACGCCATAACTGTGCCTTTGAGCCGAGGTCAATGTTTTGTCCACCTTCGGGGATTAGCACTGAGCGGTCGTCAGCCATCAGCAGTTCGCTCGCTACAAGTTTCGTAGCGGCTTCTTCAATTGCTTTCTCAAGATAACGCTCACCGTAGATGTACGAACACTTGATAGCATTCCATTCAAAGAACGGATATGAGTTGTTAAAGTAAATGATACCCATTTCGTGGTCAAGCCACCAGTCTCGTAGACGAGCGTTATCACCGCTGGAACTACCACCTTGTAGGTCAGTGACAAAAGAATTCTGCGTAACTGTACCACTGGACGGGAGGCTACCTCCACTGACAACGGTACAGGTTATGAATTTGGTATCAGTCTTGCTCACATATCGGAATACCTTCGTTCCGTCAGTAGCGACCCCTGACTTGGTAAAGTTTGCAGTAGAACTGACACTAATGTCGTCAGTGTCAACAACTCCTACGACAGTGGTACTCGCCTGTGTTGTCTGCTCAATTGTTATGTCAGTGCTGTCAGTAACGATGGAACATTCTTCACCGGCTTTGACAGCCCTCATGGATGTCAACTTGACAACACCTGTACCATAGTCAGCATTGGCCGAGGCTAAGAACTCATTGTGAACGGCTACATTTGAGGTAGAACCAGCCAGTGTTAGTGATGGTGAAAACTCAACTGCTACCTTGGAAACTCTGTCTTCTTTGTTTACAAGGTCTGCGAAACTTTGAGCAGTAGAGTTTGCATCAAGTTCTCCTCGCCAATTACTGGTACCTGTACCAGCAGTCAGAGTAGCAACGCTACCGTTACCAAGACCAAGGAATACCTTCTTACCGCTTAGCCCGGAGACATCTCCAAACTTGATTCTTGCTTCTGCCGAGCCAATCTCACGATAGTCGTCACCTTGCCATAGTTCAATGCGTAGAATCTGCTGAACATTGCGGAACAGCAGAGGAGCCGTACCTACATAGTCCGTGTAATATCGGCGTCGGTAAGGCTTGTAGGTGTCAAAGTTGATGTACTCTGCTGACACAAGATAAGGTCGCCAAGCGTTATGCGTCATGTTGTCAATCCTGTCTTGGATTCTCCGAATGTGGTCATTGACGATATTCTTCGTCACACCCCGCCGCTTGCCGTTGGTGAAAATTGTTTTGTTCTGAATCTCGGTATTTGCTACCGTAGTGTAGTTAGCATGAGTGACGCTGGTTGTTGGGAGTTTGACATACTTCGTACCGCTGACATCCACGACTGCGGGCGCAGTGATAACGAACTCGGTACCAAGCGGGTCAAGGTCACTGTGTACGAGAATGGTGTCACCACTCTCAAACCCATGCTCTCTGAAATCAGTACCTGAAATGAAGAAACCATCGGACACGGTATTGGCCGCACCAAGTACAGGTTCGCCTGCGGCGATTCCAAGAATCTGTGCTATTTTGTCACCAGTGGTATAGACGATAGCGTCAGGGTCAAGCGGCCTTGTTTCGGGCTCACCGGGACTGAATACTACTGGCATGACGCTTCTCCCCTATTCATCCCATTAGGGGTCTTCGTCATAATCCTATTGTTCTTTCTTACCAAGATTGAAGTCAACTGGCTTGTTACATGTCCTGCATTTGTCAACCCAGCAGAAGTATAACATTCCACAGTGCTTGCACCTCGTACCCGAACCAATGTTGAGGACATCTCCTGCACTCTTGGTACGGTTCCGCTGTTTAAGCGTTAGACCACCGAGGGGATTCTCCTCATCAGTTCTGACCGAAGTTCCGTAGGATTCGTTGAGGCGAATACCACGCTTCTGTAGACGAGCAATATCGTCAAGTCCAAGGTTACCGTATGACTCCATATTGACCACCTTAACTGGTAGTTACAATGATGAAGATGTTCCCAAGTACAATGTGAGGGTCAGCAGTGGTACAGGTGTTAGAACCTATAGCGGTGCTGATAGCCGTAGCAATCGCTGTACGAGCAGTGCTGTCTTGGAAATCCTTTGGAGGAAATGGTCCCAAGATTGATACCGATTTAGCCATTTAAGCCACCTCAGCGGCGACCAATGACTGTAAAGGTACCAGCCTGTCCGGGGTATGCGGTCAATCCTTGAGCAATCTTAATGGATGTTCCGTCAATTCGTACATCGGGTGCAAAGTTTACTTCCTGTGTCGCAGGTACAGCCCCGGTATCAGTGATTACAGAAGGTGCAATACCACCGCTTGAGTTTGCTCCTGCAAAATCAATACTTGAAAGCATTGAACTCAAATCAATGGTAAGGACTCCTGTGTCACCAGCAGTATAACTACCAGTGATAATCATTCGGTCACCAAAGTAACTTGGTCGTGGGTCTATTGTGCTTGTACTTGCCGCCATTATTCTTCATCTCCTGTGGGGGTTTCTGCCGCTTCTTCAACGACTGGTTCTACTACAGGCTCAGGGGCTGGAGGATTTAATGTTTCCTCAACCAACGCCAATAGTTTGGACTTTGTTGCATATCCTCCGAACTCCACGCCTCGCTCTATTAGCCAAGCACTGATGTCCTTCTTAACCCAACCTGAGTCGGGGATGCCGTCTGCGCCACCGTCAACGGTGACTACTGCTTGAGCATCGCCTTCAACGAGGAAGGCTGTAGGATTGGTACAGATTGCGACCCTGTGGGTGTCAAGCCATTCTTGGCTGACTTCCACAGGTTCTTTGCGAATCCAACTGACTTTACTGTCAGGTCGCTTGCGATAAACAGCCGACCCTATGTAGGTAATTGTAGGCAAGCCTACTCACCTCAACCTACAATCATTGTAAGCAAAACGAAGTCGTTTGCACCACCGACTGTGAATGTCAGTTCACCAGTTTCGTGGGAAACAACTGTTGCCGCCGCATTTAGTGCTTCGTCAGTGTCTGTTTCGTTTGTGTAGTTGATAAGAGCGTAGATTCTACTAAAATCGGTGTTGTAAGCGTTGACTGCGAACTTTGCAGTTGTTGCAGTTGCTCGTGCTCTTACTGAAATCATCCGTAGACCGGACACTGGTTTGTTTGTTCCTTGTTCGTTGGTAGCCGTGAACGGGGTAAGAGAGCCCGGATAACCGGCCACTCCTGCGCTGTATGCCGCTCCCTGACCACTCAACCAAGCGGTGTTGTCTTCAAGACCAGTCGCACCGGGTGTCTTAATTGCTCCACCTGTGTTTCCGCCCATTGGTATATCCAAGTAGGTTGTTACTGTATCAATTGCTGTATGTGCTGTTACTGTTGCCATAATAAATCATCTCCTTATGTTTTTATCTCCATTCATCCTCACTGTAGGTCACGGATAGAACCTTGACCTCCGAAGAAAGTTGTCCACAATTCGCCCATTGTTCGGTAAAGACCTTCTTGTCCAAGGCGGTTGATGGCGAACGGGTCGCCAGTTTCAATTCCGCTCTCAAAGTATTGGGTTGGTTTTGCAGTGGAGAAGTAACAGTAATCAGTGTCCAGCATGTAGATACGGCTGATTCCGTCTCCAGCCATCTCCTTGGTTGGGATGATTGGAACACCGTTGTAAGTAGCCACAATGAAACCGGCTTCAACACCGGGAACACCCTTGACACCGTTGAAGGTTGGAACCACTCTCTTCTCTTCCATAAAGCGTTGTTGTGCTTGGAGGAGTTGTTGGATTCGCATCAAAGTGTCGTAGCCAGTAAGCATAACCTTGGGGTTACCTCCTCTCTGCCAGATGAGACGGAAGGTCTCATCCAAGTGGTCAAGAGAAAGGGTTCTGTTAGCAGATGAACCGTCAGCAGAGTCTTCTGCAAAGGCCCAAGTGTTAGCACTGCGGTCAATACTGTAGATGTCTTCGTCTCCAGCATCGTAGTGAGTACCGGAGGTCATGCTGTTGTTACCAGTGGTGATTCGGTCAAGCGACTCAAGGTCGTTTCCTGCAACCGTTGTAACATCCGTGGTTAGCATATCGTTGATGTGCTCTGCGTGGTGCTTACCCATTTCTTCCTTGAGGACGGAGCGAATGTCGCCCAGTCCGTCGTCCTTGTCGTTAAGGAAGATGGCCGTTTCGCTCATGTCAAAAGAGTGAGCAATGGTCTTTGGCTTTGCGGCCACATTTTGGAAGGTAGGTTTGGTGGTGTCAGGAAGGGTTCCGTTCTCAGGAAGTCCGCCGCCAACAGTCTTTGAAGGCTTAGCGGTGACAACACGCCATCCACTGCGGTCCCAAGGCTTCTTGGGCAAAATGCTGAATGCGTTGAATTCTTGGTTCAACTGTGACCAAACTTTGCGTCCGTAGATGGCTTGGTAAGTTCCAGCCGTCGTGGACAAAAGTGGTGCGTCTGCTTTCAAAAGTTCACTACCACTGTAAGAGTAGCCCATGCTTGAGCCTGCGCCGTAGTAGTATCGTTCCATATCGTTGATTGTTCTCATGTAATTTCTTGCCATAATTCATACCTCCTTAGTTGTGGAAAACACTCCCAGCCAGTCTGTGAACATCTGACCAGTCCATGTTTCCGAGTTCTACTGTTGATGGGATTTCAACAGTGGAGTTTGATTTTAGCAACTCTGTTCCTGCTGGAGCAGAGGTGCCGATGTTGTCAATACGAGTGCTGAGGTCGCTCAAAGCCTTCTCAATGTTAGCAAGAGGTGTTCTTGCATCAAAGGATTGTGCGGCTCGTGTGTTTGCCTCTGCTGTCATTTCCTTTTGGAGTCTGTCAGCAAAGACAGAGCCAAGGTTGGATTTGAATTGTTCCTCAAGGGAAGCGGCCTTGTACACTTCGTAAGCGGCTTCAAGGTCAGATGCACTGACATCAGATGGTGCAAGGTAACCCTTTGCGACATCTGTTTTTCCACCGGAGTTGACTTTACCAATTGCGTTAGTAGATGGGGAGCCACCTTCTTGAGCACGGCCTTTGACTTGTCCAGCGAAGTAATCTGCACCGTCTCCGATTTGTTCAGGAGTGGAGCCGAGGTTGGCTTTACTGACATCATCAAAATGAGTTCTTGCACCGTTGATGTCAACGCCCTGAGATTTCAGAGTGTTTTCCATCCAGTTAAGGTAGTCAGTTGTGATAACATCACTGTATTCACTTTTTGCGTACATGCCTTCTTTCTTGTCTTCATCAGCCATTTCTTTCGCCTCGTCCTTTTCTTCCTTTTCAGGTTTTTTGTCTGCTTCTTTGTCATCCTTCATGTCAGCGAAAGGGTTTTCGCCTTTTTCCATGCTATCAAGTCTTCCGTTCAATCTGTCTAACACTGTAGACAGTTCGCCCAATACATTATCGTCGTTCATATTTGTGTCCTCCTTCAAAATTCTAAAGGTTGCTTCGGGATTGATTCCCTTTTCGCAAATGGTCACTTCGTGTAGTTCCAGTTTGGAGATTTCAGTATAGTCACCGTGTTGTTGGTCACTCTTTCGCATTCGCTTGAATGCTTGTCCTCCAATACTGAACCCACGGAGGGCCCCTTTGCGAATTTCATTGGCTACTTCACGAGCCTTTTCTATGTCGTCTCTTACTTTGATGACGACAAACATACCAGCGTCATCTACGCCGGATTTCCAAACACGACCTTCTGAGTCAGTGTAAGAAGGAATAACTTCTCCAACTTGTATGTTAGAGTGTGCGAGTTGAACATTTCGGTAACCGTCTGCTTTCATGAATCCATCAAATGCATTCTTGAGTGCTCCTCGTGTAATAAGGTCACCTTGCTTGTCTACCATCTCTACAGATGCGTAGCCAGCGACAACGAGGTCATTATCCGACTTGACAATGCTGATGTTCCCACTGTGATGAACAGGGGAAGTTCGCAGAGTTAGTGCAGAAGCCATTGCCTTTACCACTATGCTCATACTATTTAATCAAGTACGGAAAACGGCTTTGTCCGATGTGACTTCCAAAGTACCTTCTTCGGTAGGGATAGTTATGTGCTTAGCAGGCTCGCTGTCTTCCGTTTCGGGCTCAATGTAGGAATCTTCTCCGGGCCTCTTTCTGTTGTCAAAATCAGGCATTGTCTTCTCATCGTGCAAGTTTGTCGGACCTGATGGGGATTCAATAGGAGTAGCATAGCCTATGCCCAACCCTTGCGTTCCTGAGCCGGAGCCGCCTACTGAGCCAGCCCCGCTCTTCAAGAACCGGTCAATCAGTGTCAAGCCTTTGACCAACACCTTTTGTCTTTCTTTCTTCTCCCACCAGTCGGTGTCTTCTTCTCTGTGAGGTTCAATAAGAGGTTCTGCTTCTCCTTCTGTCTCGTGTATCTCTTCCTTTTCTGCAATTTCAAGACCGGCTTTGAGTAAAGCACCAGCCACTGGACTCCAGTAAGTTCTCTGACTTTCAGCAAGACGAATAAGGTAATCGTTGTTAGCAAGAGGAGAATGTACGGTCCACATACTACCCGTCTGTGTGCACTTGTAGAGTACATCACCTTGAGGCATGGCTATGCGAATACCTGACTTGGCTCGGTGTATTTCACAAAGCCACTGAGTATCGCCCGATTTAGCAAACATACCGAGAGTTTCTCTACTAACAAGTCCTTCGCCTTCCGCTTCACCTTCTATCTTTGAGCCCGTCAGAGTGTATATGTCGTCCCCGTTGGTCGTTTCCACTTTACTGACGCTGGCGACATTGACCCTTACATGGTCGCCTTCATTGAACTTTTCAGGACTGTTGAACGCCACACCTACATCCATGTAGGTCTCGCCGTCGGATTCCACTCCTCTATCTCCAATCTCTTCTTCTCTTGTAATTGGGCCAGTTCCAAGGCGATATGTGTAGGGATTACTACCTCTACGCTCCAGCACTCTGAGAACCACATCGTTACCCGGCTTCATCAAAACCCACTTCGGATGGCGAAGTTCGCCTACCATGTAGACAGACTTGGCGTCTCTTAGCAAAAGTGAATCATGGTTTTTGGACAGTTCTTCTACTATGGTCTTGAGTCCTTCGTCGTCGGTTAGCCTCGTATCGCTTGCGCTGGGAACATGGATGTTCTCAACACCTTCCATACCTCCTCTCAGAATCTTGATACGGTCGTTGAGAAGTACACTGTGTACTTCTTTATCGTCAAATTCTATGACATCAAAGATGTAGTAGCCCTCTTCTGTCTTGATAACATCAGCGTTGAAATCTTCATCCGTGACTTTCTTGAAGTTCTCTTTGTCTTCGTCACTGAGGTTAAACGAATCAGACGAGACCTCATCATCTTCTTTCTTAACGAAGCCACGCTCTCCTTCCGGCATGTGAGAAACTATCCAGTCTCCTGTGAACCCTCTTAGTCCTTCAAGGTCGTCCAGTTCAAAGATACGGTGCATGGGTTGGAGAAGGGGTACTTTGTTACCCAACTCTTTTCTGATGATGTCAGGATTGGTAAGGTCGGCTAACCCAACATCAGCGGACATTGTAAATGTATGAGGGTCGTTGTTACGAGATACTCCCCGCCGAGTCTGCTTAAACTGCGCTCCCATACGGTCTTCCCTGTTGAGCCCTTCCCGAATAACTTGGTGGTCAGGATGCCTCAACATGTTGAGCCATTCAGAAGGAGCGACCGCATTCCAAAATTTACCAAGCGGCTGAATCATACGCTGAGAGTGACCTTCGGGAACTGGAATGATTTCCAATTTGCCGTTTCTTGAAACCTTATATTTGAAGTTGGGGTGAAACTCGTCACCGAACTCATGTCTAAGTCCCGAAGAATTGTACAGACTATGAACAGAGTGTGCGTTTGGACCGAACTGGTCAACGGGTACATCTGTCACTTCGTCGGAAGTTTCGGTTACTGTGTCAGGAGGAGAGACAGACGGGTCATCACTGAGAATTGAATCCAATTTCTGCATAACATTCCAATAGTCATTCTCACGCTTCTCTGTAGGATTACCACCCGAAGAATGTAGTTTTGGATTATTCTTTTTCTTGTTACGCTGATAAATGCGTGGGTCTGAGTTGACAGCCAAATGGTGATGTATTCCAATCTGAGTGTTGCGTTCATCAGCACGATGACCAATTGAATTGTATAGTCGGTTGACCAATTTCATAAAGTCTACATTGCGAGTTCTCTTGTCTTTCTTCAAAGATTCATGTTCCTTCTCAATGTCAAGGTCAGGGTGCAACTTCTCAATATACTGCCGCATGGTCATAACAGGTGCAGAATAAGAGGGGTCTTGTTGAAAATTAGGAAGGAAGGTATTCTCAATGTAGTTCATCAAAGTAGCGTTATGATACTCGTTTTCAGGGTCAAGTCCAAGTTGTTGCATCAGAGCGTTAGCATCACCTAACGACGAAGCGTTCATGGCTACATCGTGACCTGCGAACTGATTCTTCAACTGCGTACCAATGTCAACTTGGCCGGTCAGTCCTTCCTTGGTTATCCTATGATGACCCTTTGTGTGAATACCGTGCTGGTCATGCGGTACGATGTTGAGGTAGTCGTTCGCCATCATAGCGAACATTCTCATGTTCGCCTCAACGGTCTCGTGGTCCAAGTTAGGATTGAAAATATGATTGTAAATCTCAGGGTCAGATTCCAGCATACTCTTGATGTGAGACCCTGCTTGTGATATAGCAGTAGTATCTGCTACTAACCTTGCCTGTAATACAGAATCGTGACCATCAGGACTGAAACGCTCTCCTCTGTTTTTTTCTCTTGGCTCAAGTTGTGATTCAAGGTCGTCAAGTTGCTGATTCTTCTCAGCGATAAGTGACTCGTACTCCTTGACTCCATCTTTGTCATCTATCTCTTCACGGACGGCCAACCGCTCTTCTAACGATGAAAGTTCATCCAATGCTCGCTCGTACTCTTCGGTAGCAGGCACTGAGGGTTGCCTTGATAAAATCGGGTCAACCAGTCCTGCTGTACCCATAATTGTCCTGTAGCCAAAGTCCTGCATAGTAGGTACATGTGGTCTTTGTTCGTACTCTTCTTTCAACCGCTCAAGTCTGCGTTCGTACTCTTTGTCCAAAAGGTCGTGTTGTTCATCGGTAACCGCTTTACCTTTGTCCAATGAATACTGCTCCTCCAGTGCCTCTACCTCTGCATCAAGGTCACCGTGTGTTAATTCAGTAGGTGATTGCCGGAGACCGATAAAGTGTTCGTCATGGTTTCTCAAAGTAGGTTGGATTCTTCCGTCACGAATGTCCAGTACATCGTGGTGGGGACTCATAGGAGGCAGGCCAGCCCCAATCATAGTACCTACCATGTGACCACTATGTGCAGAATGAGAGAGCATCCTTTCGTCACTGAGCGCACCTCCCTGTGCTTTGAAAGGGTGAGTTGTCGCAAGAGTTCCTGTTTTCCCTCCTAACTTTTTATGCGCTATATCAGCAAGTTCACGGTCACCTGTTCTCCTACCTCGGTGGTAATCTTCATGCACAATGTTATTGTAAGCACTGTCTACTGTACCGCTGTGCCTTGCAAGTTGTGCGTTGAAACCTTTTACATTTCTGATTGATGACGACGCCATAACATTGTGAGGATTCAAATTAGAAGCGGAGTCTTCGGGCGCACCTTTTACATTCGTTCTTACGGTTCTTTGACCCTCTTTCATTTCAAACATTTGATTTTCTGCTTGACCAAACGGTGCAAGGAAAGGAAGCATACCGTAATCGGTGACCTTCCCCGAAGCATCATAGTCATGGCGACCTTCAATTCCACCTTTGTTTCTTGAAAACAACAGACTGTTTTCTCTATTGGCTCCCAAAGTTCCTGTTATGTTTTCAATATCAGATTCGTATTCCGCTTCCTGTGATTCTTTTTCTTCTTCCGGTAAAGCACCTTCTCCATAATAGGCACTTGCGTCAAATGAGTCAGACGGCTTCCCCTCTTTCTCTTTGTAAGAAAGTGTATGGTGGTGAATTAAGTTAAACAATTCGTTTGGGTGCTTACCAAGTCCACCTCTACCAGCGAAAGGTAAGTGCCAGTGTGTAGCCGCTGTTTCGTGGTCGTCAAGATAGTCATAGTCGTTTGGGTCCATGGCGAATCCATAATTCATAGGACCATGGGTTCTACCCATTCTCCCTATACCCGCCAGCCGCTTGGCCTCATCTGCTCTTCTTTCAAAGATGGTGTCAATCTCGTCCTGTGTGAATTAAGGTCCATCCCAAGCCCTTCCCCAAAGAGGATGTTCGCCCTTTGGGTAAAGTTGATGGTCGTCATCAATTCCAAGCATGAGTTTCATAACTTCGTAGCCGGGATAGTATTCCTTTGCGTAGCCTTTTGTATCTACTTGTCTGATAGGAACAACTTCAAGTTCACGCCGAGGCTGTCCGAATTCGTCAACGGTATTCGTAACCCGAAGTGTCTGAGCCGTTGACAAAGGCTTGTACTTATTTTCAGAGTCGTTTAGTATATGATAATCACGAGCAATTTCGTTATAATGATTAACTGCTCTTTCCCAAGAGTTGACTTTGCCCGGTGAATTGTGGTTTCTCATGGTGTCCCAGTTCATTTCAGGAGCGACTTCTACCGCAGAGGCAGGCAACGCAATAGGTTTGATTTGCATACCGTTACCGGGAGTCGGTGCATGTTTTACCCAGTGGTCATAGAGACCTGAAAACCTTTGGTGAAAGTTCCTAATGAACCTCGGCATCCAGTTTGGATTACCATTGTGTGTGTTTGTACGAAACGCTTCTGTGGGATTCGCACCGTTTTTCTTCATGTGCTCGTAAGCATCATGTCTTTGTTCAGGAGTGAGCCATTCCATGCCGAAGAAGTAATCCATCATGCCGAGATTTTCTTTCCACTCGGCTTTCTTCTCGTTGATGTGCGCCTTTCTCAGTTCATGCTCAATTTGATTTTCATCCAACCCTTGCTCTTCCAAAGACAAGCGTAACTTATCTATTTCACTCGCATTGTTCGTTGACCAATTAAGGTAGTCATGCTCGTAAAATTTATGATTGGTTCCGTGGTTTGTATCAAGTGGACCGTAATGAAACTTATTATGAAGAAAATCATATTCGGGATTATCCTTGATGAACTGTTCCCACTTGTCTTCTTTATGGTGGTCTTTTTGACTCTGCGATTCGGCGTAAGGGTCATCGGGATGAACATAGAAGTCACCAACGATGTCATGGGTATTGTCGTGCAACGGGTTCATGTCCGAGCCGAGAAAATTATGCGTTCTATAAGGGTCGTCTTCGTGCCCATCTACCATCTCAAACTGACGGCCCGATAAGGTCTGTCCCGGTTCAGGAGGTACTATTCTCTGTTCTTGGTAACTCGGATTTGGTGAAAGGTTCATACCTGCTCCGTGACCCATGACATACGACATCTGACTTTGCTGAAATCCAGCAGAGCCTGTCATGTCTTCGTCAGCAGTTCCTTGATTGAGGTCATAAGAGGCCGATTGACCAGTTATTTGTTGCTCGTCGGCTTTTCTGATAACAGAGTTAAACATCTTGAGGAGGGACTCGTCATGAGGGTTGAGAACATAACCACTACGCTCTGCATTGATAGCAGAGAAATAAAACTCAGCACCAGCATCAAACTTACCGATGCCGTCCAAAAGGGACTTGAGGAAAGTTCCTCTGTGCCTGTCAAGTGTTTCCAGTGGACCTTCTCGCATTAACACCACCAGCCGTTCAAATTAGACGGCTGGAGATTCGGTCAACGGTCTTTTTCAAATCACTCATCTTTGGCCCGTCGCCACCTGTAAAGTTTTCAAGAGCACCCGTAGTGCTGAAAGCAGTTGGGTAGTAAGGAGAAGTCTGAGTCAAGATGTTGCTGTTTTCAGAGATAGCACCTTTGTTGGCCACATCTTCCACGGTAGGAACGACATTGTTAGTGTTGTAAAAGGCGTTAGGGATGCCGGACGGTTGAATTTCAAACCTTGCGTGTCCAACTTCCGAGCCTTCTTCTTGACCGGAGTAGTCAGGCATACTACCTTCCTTCTTGGCGATTCGGTCTTCAAGTGCTTTCGCCGCCTTGAGTAGTTCATATGCTTCATTACTTGCGAGTTCAAATCTTGGTTTCATCTAATCACTCCATTCCCATTTGGTTACCGAATGTACCGGTGTCTTTTGCTTGGTCAGCAAGTGCATGGATTTCAGACCAATCCATACTGTGGAAGTCGGCATTGTTTTGAGGCATTTCCAAATCGCTCCCGTCCTGACCTTTCATGATTATAGAATCAGGAACTTCTCCTCTGAATCCATCAGTCAATACATCTTGAGGACGCTGTGTAGTTACTGACACAAAGCCAGCCTTTCTCAACATAAGTGTGGGGTTGGCTACCATCTTTTTCAATTCTCTGTTTTCGGCTTGCAAGTCCTTAAGGCCCGCATCCATTGTTTCCATCTTTGTAATCAACGCACTCATCAGGCGTTCTGCAACATTTTCTCTCTCTTCTGTCACAGTCTCACCTCAAAGTGTTCGGTTGCTGAGTCGGCGGTTAATGGTACCGAATCTACTGGTGCGAACAGTACCGGGGAGAACATTGGTTGTACCAGTGTGGACGGTTTGAACTTCGTTCATCTTCCTCACAGGGACGCCACCTACATAGATGTCGTTAATTCCTGAGATTGACTCATCGGCCTTTTTGACAGTAGCCTCTATATCTCCGTTGATATATTCTGCATATTTCATAATTTCACTGATGTGAGTTCTTGCTGTAACGCCGTCTTGTTTCTCAAGAGCGTCATAGAATGCATCTACATGAGAGCGCATTTTTCTCGCCATCGGGTCAAGTTTCTTCAAGTCCATGTTGATTCCCCAATACTCCACTTGACTTTAATGTTCCTAAGCCCCTCTTGGATTTCTCGCATTTATAATACCTTGACTGGCCTGTTCAATTCCACTTGGATTTGAGCCTCTTTGCTGAACGCTTGAAAACGGTGCCCCTGACCCCATACTGGTACGGTTTTGAGGGCTTGCAGGTCCGGTGTTTCGTAGACCCATACCTTCCCCACCGGGGTTCGGCATACCAGCCTGTGCCTGCTGAGCCATACGAGCGGCCAACTGCGGAGGGATATTGCGACTTGGTAGTGCTCCGGGTGTTCCCATACCGCCACCCATACGCATACCGGGCATTCCGCCGCCGGGAGGCATACCGGGAGGCATACCGCCCGGTGCTCCTTGTTGTGGTTGCTCAGCAGGGTCAGGTTGTTTGTAGATGAAACGAATATCACGGTTAGCATCTTCAACAAGAGTAGGCTTGAAACCGAGCATCATCATTCTTTGAGCAATGTTGACTTCCATTTCATCTCTCCGTAGTCTTGTTACTTCATCTTCTTCCTCATTCGGATAGAGTGTCAGTTTCCAATCAGTAACATCCATTTGTTCTGACATTCTTGGGAACAAGTGGTCAGTGTAAACTTTGTGTCCGAACTCAACTGCTCGGTTGGTAACAAGAATCTGCATACCTTCATTGTTCAACCCACCGGACTTACCGGTGTCCATCATGAACACATTGGAAACACCGTAGAAAGCGGCAATTCTCTGACGCATTTCGTCACGGGCAGGAATATACTGCATCTCCTCAAGACTGTCCATGAGTTTGACCCAATTGACTCCACCTTTACCGCTACCTTCTGTGGCGATTTTCGGAATGTAATGAGGGTCACGCTCAAGTTTTTCATCCGTAGCCTTCCAAAACGCTTTCATTGATTCAAGATTGTCGGTATTGATACTGAGAATACCTCGTGGTATTCTTCGCTTTGAGTACGCAGTGTACATGTAATTGTCCATGGCTGTCAAAGTCATGGCTTGTCGCCACAGTGTAGAGACAGGTGACCTTCCGTACAACTTGGATGGCTGGTACTTACTGACATGTATAACCTCACCTTTCAGATAATACTGAGTCTTACCGCTACCGGCAGTGTTGACATGATGTACATCTTCCATGTCGGTACCGCAAATTGAACATTGTTTTTCTTCTTCTGAATATGACTTGACCTCTGTTCTGTGAATAGGACAAACTCTGAAACGCCCGCCTCTTACGCCTCTCTTGTCAGCGATAATCCGCATAAAGATAGGGTCGCCTCTTACGACCTCTTTGACACGATAGAAAGCCATTTCGTTGGTTTCAGGGTCAATGAAATACTCTTTGATAAGAATGAGGAATGCATCATCTGTGATGTTGAGGTCGTATTCAATCTCTCTCAAGACATCCATAAATGTCTGCTCCATTGAGTTACGCTGTTCAAGCACCCATCTTGGATAAACGAGTTGGGTTGGGTCAGGTTCTACCATTTCTGTAGACCCGCAGTCTTTACATGTACTAATGTCGTGTTGGAACTCGGCATCACAAACTTGACATTTCTTGTTGAATTTCTTTTCCCAATAGTAACCTCTGCGGAAAATCTCTTGCTGTAGTGTAGTAAGTACCGTCCTCAAGATAAGATTCTCGTTAGCCACTGCAAAAAGAGCCGGTATGGTGATACCCTGCGCCAGTACAGGTTCCTGTATACCTGTTGTCCAAAGAGGCATTTGTGGTTCAGGAGTCGTTCTTCTGCGGAATGGATTAGCAATTGACTCCAGCAATCTTCCTACTCTACCTTTTTCTGCCATTACAAATCCTCCGCCCAACTTATGACTGTATCTCGGTCTACTCCCCATTCTCGCAGGGACTCCTTACCTTTGGTTGTTCCGTCTCTGTTAGAAAACTGCACGAAACGCTTCAACTGTGTCTTCTTTACAGGGTCCTTTTCTCCAATAAAGGCCAACACAGCCTTTGCTTGCATGTCCTTCATTCGTAAATGAGGAGTGAGATTATTCAGTAATTTATTCAAATCATCCTTCGCATAAAAACTTACACGGTGTTGACTCCGTTGATTATTGGAGTATACTTTTTGGTCAAGTTGTAAGACTCCTGCACCTATGTGTTTGTGTAATTCTTCACAGTGCATTCTTCCTCTGTCCCCTGTAGCGATAAAGCCCGCCCTTGGTTCGCCTCTCTCGGTGATGGTGATATACCCATCTGCGTCAAGGAACCCTGCGGCATAGGCCCAATGGTCTTTGATGATGAGTCCGTCTTTATCAAGACACATGTATTCGCCTTTACGGTGGGCTTTGACGATATTGACTTCTTCGCCGTACATATTGAGAAGTTTTGAAAGTCTTGTGGCGTTAAG